AAACACTTCATCTGCAGAGAATTGGAAACTAGGAACATTTAGATTAGATATACAACCCGATGGGAGAAGAGGATAATGGCTGAATATAATTGGTATAACCCAATGACATGGGACATGCAGAATAACCCTGCTTATAGAGCCGGACAATCTTATTATGATTTAACCCGAGGAGAAAATGCACCACCAGAGGCAGACAATCCATGGGCACTCGCACAAGATATAGGTCCTCTTTATACCAAATTTATAAATGATAAATTAAAGGGCTTTAATTATCCAACTCCTAATCTTACGATGCCCAATAATATTTTAGAGAACCTAGGAAATATTTTTAGAAAAAAAGACCCTCCTTATGATGATTATAATGCTGATAGATTTTCAAACTTAAATAATTTAGCAACAGACACGTATCCTAATACAGGTGCTCAGTTTACAGAAGATACAGACCCTTATTCTCAAGCGAAAAAAAACTTTATAAATGATAAGTTTCTGAGGAGAGCTACAAATGAGCTAACTCATCAAGGAGACTACACTCAAGGTGGTCAGAAAGTCTCTGAAACAGGTGGAGCGGAGAGTACAGGTTTTCAGTTTCCGAATATAGGTATCACAGGAATTCTGCAAGGTATTAAAGATCAGTTTGAATATAAAGGAGCCCAAGGAGAGGCATGGGATCCTAATACTGGACAAATGATAAGTGCAGAAGAGCAAGATAAACAGAATGCATTGGGTGGTTATTATTCTGAGGCAGCACGATATGATCGAAGACAAAGAAAAAGAGTAACAGATATGTTAGCACGACAAAAAGCAGGTAAAAAAATTGGCGACACTAATTTAAAAAGACTTCTAGAGCTAGGCTATGGTCCCGAAAAAGTTATTACAGAGACTGTTACTGATGTTACGAGACCAGGAGGTGGTTATACAGGACCAAAAACACAAGATTTTAATCCACAACAATTTGCAAGAGCAGGACGACGACCAGATAGACCTGGTGGGTTTACCGATCCAGGGCGTGGTAGTTATGGACCGCATAAAGCAGACGGCGGAAGAATAGGTTATGCATTTGCAGGACCTGTGGGTGTTGAACAACAAACAGATTTTATAGAAGGACCCCAAGGAGCCAATGAGTTTCAAGAAACAGTTGTAGAGGGTCAACAACAACCTTCAAGAGAACAACTAGAAGCTTTGGCTATGAAAATTTTTCAATTACCGTTAGACGATCTAGATGACCAACAATTAGTAGTGGTATACCAAGAAGCTATGAGAGGACAGCCTATGGAAGAAGCTTTTCAAGCAGAAGACGTTCAGTTCGCAGCCAACGGTGGTTTAGCTGGTCTTCTGTAATGGCAAAGATTGT